GGCAGAACCCGGTCGGCCAGCTGATCCTCGCCAAGCGCGAGAACGGCAAGTACGCCGCGACCATCGGCGGCACCGGCATGGCGATCCCCCGCCAGGTCGGCAAGACGTTCCTCGTCGGCGCGATCGTGTTCGCGCTCTGCTTGCTGCGCCCCAAGCTCACCGTCATCTGGACCGCGCACCGCAATCGCACGGCCGAAGAGACATTCGGCAAGATGCAGGCGTTCGCGAAGCGCAAGAAGATCGCCCCCTTCGTCGAGAAGATCGTCCTCGGCTCGGGCGATGAGGCGATCCACTTCACCAACGGCTCTCGAATCCTGTTCGGCGCCCGCGAGCGCGGCTTCGGTCGCGGCTTCGATGAGGTCGACGTCCTGATCTTCGACGAGGCGCAGATCCTCACCGAGAACGCCCTCGACGACATGATCCCGGCGACGAACCAGTCACGTCAGAACACGGGCGCCCTGCTGCTCTTCATGGGCACGCCGCCGAAGCCGAAGGACCCCGGCGAGGTCTTCAAGCGGATGCGCTCCGAGGCTCTGGCCGGCGAGGATGAGGACACTTGTTGGGTTGAGTTTGGCGCCGACCCGGACTACAGGCCCACTCCCCTGCCTGCTCCGCTGACCGAACGCGACTGGGAGCAGATCGCCAAGGCGAACCCCTCCTTCCCGGAGGACACGCCCCGCGAGGCCATCCTGCGGATGCGCAAGAAGCTCGGCGCCGACTCCTTCCTGCGCGAGGGTCTGGGCGTCTGGGATAAGGACGACGTCGCAAAGCCGTCCATCTTCGGCCCCGGCCGCTGGGAAGCTGGCGCGACCAGCCTCAAGCCAGAGGCCCCCGCGGCCATCGGCATCGCCGTCTCGCTCGACCGTGAGTGGACGTCGATCGCGGCGGCCTCTGTCGTCGAGACCGAGAACCCCGACGACCCCGAGGGCGAGCCGGTCAGCAAGGTCTTCGTCGCTGCCGTGGATCGCCGCCGAGGTACGGCATGGGCGGTCGCCGAGGCCAAGCGCATCCAGGACCAGTACGACTGTGCGGTCCTGATCGACTCCAAGGGTCCGACCAAGGATCTGCTCAAGGATCTCGAGGATGATGACGTAGCGGTCGACACGACGACGCTCGACGAGTACGCCGAGGCGTGCTCATCTCTCTACGACAAGGTCCGCGACGGCCTACTGCTGCACTCGGGCACCGAGCTCGACGACGCGGCCGAAGGTGCCGTTTGGCGCGACGTCGGCGGGCGCCGAGTCTGGGACCGCAAGAAGTCCACCGAGGACGTTTCCATGCTCGAGGCCGCCACGCTCGCCGCCCACGCCGCTGAACGCGTCGGGGCCTTCAACATCTACTGACAGGAGCGGCCCCATGCGCGCAGGAATCCTCGAGATCATCGGCCTCTTCCTGGTCATCGTCGGCTGCGGAACGATCGTCGGCGCTGCGGCGCTGGTCTCGACCGCACTGGCGACCCTCGCGGCCGGCATCTTCGTCGTCCTCGGCGGAACGGTGGCGCTCTATGTCGCTGTCACCCTCGAGCGCGCGGCCACGTCGCCGCCGAAGGTTGGTGAGCGCCAGTGACGCTCCTCGGCAGCGTGCTCGGCGCGCGCAACGCCCTCGCGGCGGAGAACCCCAGCAAGCCGCTGACGGACTCCTCCATCCTCCAGATGATCGGCGCGGACTCCTCCAGCGTCACCGGCAAGAACGTCACGGAGATCACCGCCCTCGGCCTGGCATCGGTCTGGCGTGCCGTGCAGGTGACGTCCAACGTCCCCGCATCGCTGCCCTTCCACGCCTACCGCGAGAGCGGCGACGGGGCGCGCGTCCGGGCCGCAGGCCACTCCGCGCGCCTCATGGACGACCCGCACCCGGACTCGACCAAGTTCGAGTTCTGGCAGACCGTCTACTTCCACCGCAAGCTCTGGGGCAACGCCTACATCCGCAAGCTGCGGAACCCGCTGGGACAGATCGCGGAGATGTGGACCATCCACCCCGGCCGCGTCCGCGTTGGGCGCGAGTCCGAGGGCGGGCGCAAGGTCTACGTGATCGATGGCGACGTCGACAACCCCCTCTCGGACGCCGAGATCCTGCACATTCCAGGCCTCGGCTATGACGGCATCTGCGGCGTCTCTCCGATCCGCGCCGCCCGCGAGTCCGTGGGCTTCGGCCTGGCTGCGCAGGAGTACGGCAATCGGCTGTTCGGTTCGGGCGCCCTGGCGACTGGCGTGCTCCAGACCGAGCAGCGACTCACTCAGCAGCAGGCCGACCGCATCGCGCAGCGTTGGAAGGCCAAGCGCACCGGCCTAGCTTCGGCTCACGAGACGGTCGTGCTCGACTCGGGCGCGAAGTTCCACCAGCTCTCGATCCCGCCGGGCGACACGCAGTTCCTCGAGTCTCGCCGCTTCCAGGTGATCGAGACGTGCCGCTGGTTCGGCCTGCCGCCGTTCCTGATGTTCGAGACCGAGAAGTCGACCAGCTGGGGCACTGGCTTGGAGCAGCAGGCGCTTGGGTGGGTCCAGTTCGACCTTGGCCCTGACCTGACTGCCGTCGAGCAGCGCGTCACCAAGCACATCCTCAAGCCGACGCCGGTCTATGCGAAGTACGCCCTTGAGGGGCTGCTGCGCGGCGACAGCAAGGCGCGCGCGGAGTTCTACAAGGCCATGTGGGACATCGGCGTGCTCTCGACGAACGAGATCCGGGCCTACGAAGAGAAGGCCCCCGTCGAGGGCGGTGACGTCCGCTACCGGCCGCTCAACATGGGCGAGCTCGGCACCACTGACGCCGACACCAACGAGGCACGCCCGGACGCGCCGGCCGACTCTGCGGAGTCGGCCCGGCTCGCCCCCATCCCCGCCCGCGCTCTCGAGGAGACCCGCAATGCGTGACATCCCCGGCCTCGTGCCGCTGCTCAACCGCGCCGCCGCGCGCTCCGAGGAGCACCCGCAGTATCGCTTCCACGGTCACAAGTCCCCCGCCGCCCGCGACCTGACGCCCGTGCGCGCCGAGGTTCCTGGCGGCTCGATCGGCGGCGCGACCGCGACCCTGCGGCTGTACGAGCCGATCGACTCCTGGGGCTCCCCGTGGGGCGTCTCGGCGCTGGAGTTCCTCGACGCGCTCGACCAGGTGCCGCGCGACGTCGAGGAGATCCGCCTGCACATCAACTCCCCTGGCGGCGAGGTGTGGGAGGCGCTCGCGATCCTGAACAACCTGCGCCAGCACCCGGCGCGAGTCGTCGCGATCGTGGACGGCATCGCAGCCTCGGCGGCCAGCTTCATCGCGGCGGCAGCTGACGAGACGATCATGCGCCCGAACAGCCAGCTGATGATCCACGACGCCTGGGGGATGTGCGTCGGCAATGCCGGCGACATGCACTCCACGGGCGACCTGCTCGGCCAGATCAGCGACAACATCGCCGCGATCTACGCCGACAAGTCGGGCGGCACGACCGAGGCCTGGCGCGCGGTCATGCTCGACGAGGGCTGGTACAACGCCGACGAGGCCGTCTCGGCGGGCCTCGCCGACCGAGTCGACGGCGGGCAGGTCGAGGGCGACCCCGCGGCGGCGTTCGACCTCAAGGGCGTCGGCATGAAGTACGCCGGCCGCGCAGAGGCTCCCGCGCCCACTCCCCCGACCCGCGGCGCGCGATCCGAGGCTCCCGCCCCGGACGACTCCGCTCACTCCGAGATCCGGGCGCGCTTCCTCCAGCGCCGTCATGCCGAGAACGAGCGCAAGCTCTCGCCGGCCTGACCTTCACCCCACAAACTCCCGCCGCGTCCGCGTGCGGGCATGTCCGCCTACGCGGAAGAAGGGAACAGAGATGACGAACAGCACTCTCCAGGGCCTGCGTGACAGCCGAGCCGGCATCTGGGACCAGATGAAGAAGATCATGGACGGCCAGGGGGCCGACGGCCTCTCGGCCGAGAAGGCGGCCGAGTACGACCGCCTCGAGTCCGACCTGGACCGCCTCGGCGACGAGATCACCCGCGCGGAGGCCTTCGCCCAGCGCGAGGCCGCGTTCAGTCAGGTCGACCGGTCCGGCGTCGTCGCCCCCGCGGCGGACCTCGGCGACGAGCCCGCGAAGGGCTACACCGAGGCCTTCAACCGCTACATGCGGCACGGCATCACCGGCCTCGACCACTCCGACCAGAAGATCCTCAACAGCGGCTTCGTCCGCGACGACGCGGTGCGCAACGCTGCCGGCGTCGGCGCCGGTGCGGCTGGCGGGTACACCGTGCCCCCGGCCTTCCGTCAGAAGATGATCGAGACCCTGACGACCCTGGCCTCCATGCGCCAGCTCGCCGAGGTCATCACCACCGAGACCGGCGCCGACCTCCCGTGGGTCACCGCCGACGACTCCGGCGAGGGTCACATCCTGGGCGAGAACACCCAGGACGTCGAGCAGGACCCGACCTTCGGGACCAACTCGATCGGCGCCTACACCTACACCTCGCGGATCGTGCGGGCCTCGCTCCAGCTGCTCAACGACAACGCCTTCAACTTCGAGGGCTGGCTCACCCGAGCCCTGGCCGCGCGCATCGCCCGCGTCCAGCAGCGCCACTTCACCGTCGGCACCGGCGTCGGCCAGCCCGACGGCCTCTTCACCTCGGCGCCCGTCGGCGTCACTGCCGCAGCCGTCAACGCTGTGACCGTCGACGAGCTGATCGACCTGACCGAGTCGATCGACGAGGCCTACCTCGGCGCCGGCAACGTCGGCTTCGACATGAACCGCACCACCCGGCGCGGCATCCGCAAGCTCAAGGACACCACCACCGGTCGCCCGCTGTGGGAGCCCTCGCTCACCGCCGGCGTCCCGGACACCCTGCTCGGCTACCCGGTGCGGCTCAACGGCTACATCCCCACCCCGGCCGCGGGCGCCAAGACCGTCGGCTTCGGCGACGTGCGCGAGGCGTACCTGATCCGCGACGTCAGCGACTTCGCCCTGCTGCGCCTCTCCGAGCGCTACGCCGACTTCCTCCAGGTCGGCTTCCTCGGCTTCCAGCGCACCGACGCGACGCTCCAGAACGCCGCGGCGTACCGGACGCTCCAGCAGAAGGCCGCCTGAGCCACGTAGCAACGT